ATTGTATTTAAGAACTCGATTTAACGACTATAAAAGATAAAGCCATGTACTTTAAGAGCATCTTGGCGTTCCAATATCATGTACTTTAGGAGCATCTTGATAGAGGAATGGGTTTCGTTTAAAGGGAAAAAGCCTATTGCTTTTCAAAGAACACAATGTAACAACGGATAGCAACAATACCTATTGAATTACCGAGCGGACCATTTTCCAATCTTCAGAGTCCTTAGTTGCTTTCTTGCGCGCTGAAAGAGCGGTACAAATAGTACTATGCAAAGATTCAAATAAGGGTGAAAGACCGGTAATCTGATAGAAGCTAAGTTGGGTCTTCATGACAGAGAAGTATTGGTCAAGACTATCACAAGGATCTGAATGTTTAGATTCCAAAGAGTCCTTATCGACTTGTTGCAAGATTTTATGGCAACATCTAAGGAGCTCATAGTCTGCATCACTAACAGGAGCATGTGACCTAGCTATAAAAGTTTGGATCGCTGGAATAACTGCTATTTTGGCAAGACCTGCGGGATGAGTAATATCCGAGATCTTGAGAATATATATGGACATGCGTGTAGAACCAGCTAAGGTTCCGACTGCATGCATATCGAGTGTACCAGCAGTTCCATCACTATGAAAGTCAGTCATGTAGTTGACGTTGACCCATGATAGACCAGCTGCCGAGGTGGCATAGCTAGTTCTACCACTCTCAGTGTTATACCAAGCTTGGTGCATGGAGATCCCACCTGAAGCAGTGGCGGCGGGTGTGACCATGGCTCCCATAGCACTACTGGAGGCGAAAGACATACATACCATGTAAGCTCCTGCAAAACCACTTGGAAAAGTAATAGTTGTGCCAGAGAGTGAAACTCCGTTTGCTTGCATTTGTCCACCTATTAAAGTGGGATTGGTAAGATAAGCCGATTCATCGCCAGTAGTAATGAGATTAGACCAGTGTCCAAAGTTATTGTAAATTGGATGGTTTTGTGGTGAGCGAAGAACTAGCTGATAGTTGACTTCTATGGTTCCAGCTAGGGCAGGTGAAACCGCACCCACTGATCCAAAGCGAAAAACTCCAAGAGTATTACGGTCATTAAAATCTGCAGTACCGGATTGTCCTGCGTTCTGGACCCATTTTGCGTTAGTGTTAATGGGTGTGAGGAGCGCACGTGGCACAACCAAAGTGACTGGACCACCATCACCCCAAGTCGGGAAGACTACGGAGTTTGGTTGTGTTAACACTTGTTCGAGTGTGGTTGGCGCTTCGTCCGAGTAATCAGGTTCGAATTGCATAAAGCAAGATCCTTTATTATCGGTGGATGACCCGGGATAGTAGGTGAAAGAAATGTGTTTGTACTCAAAGAGCTCATAAAGATGGGCGAGACTAGAGGTCCAGCGTCCCAAAAGTGCATTTCCTGGATTAACACCCAGGGAAGTAGCTTCAAAGGCGACGGAAGTGTTGAAACTGGCTGTCACAACTTCTCGGCGATTCAAATGAATGACAGAGTTATCCTTAGAGCCTCTAATTACCGTTCCATAGGAAGCCGCGAGGGCTCTCGTGGAGGAAGGTCGGGACCCCCCAATGGAATTGTTAACCACTTTTCTACGTCTGGATGGACGAGGTGGTTTTGCTTTGTTTTTCTTCTTTGCTTTTGTAAGACTTCTAATCTTCTTTTCTGCTTGTTCTTTAAACACGGACATAGCAGTGTCTTTAGCGAAGTTGAGAACATCTCCTCCGATTCCTTTATTTCTTCTCCTTGGCATGGTATTGCTAGGTAAGGTGTAAAAATTGTGAGGTATTCGTTGTAAGTTGTTATTGTGTTTGTTGTTTTATAATTAAACGACTAGATTATTTATCTAATAAATATCTACAGTTCTATTTGTTCGCTAGATGCAATGGAAATTATTATCCCCTCCATTGCCCCTCTCCCACACCACCTACCTCTATGAGTTATGTATGGGCCACAACAGAGAGACGTATGCTCTCTGTGGTAAAAGACACGATTAAGTGTCTACCGTATTAATAGGATTAGTATACTCTTCAGCTAGAGACCAAACACATCTATGTTCCACAAGACATGGGAATTGTTTGATTTCAAGTAGTTTGTTTGCGAATTCTATCCACCCGGGGTGCCTATCTTCAAAGAAGGAGTCGGCTTCTGGAAGAACTGTAGCTCCAGAAGCTAAGACACCAAATTTAAAAATGGGATCTATCTTATCAATAGGGACGAGAGAAATAAAATGCAAGAGAATTTTGTTGGTAAGTTCAGATTGACGAAAAGATAAATACCCTTGACAAATGCGAGCTATGTGTAGAGCAATGGCATTGTGACCGGTGACGGGTAATTTATGTTTCCTCAGAACTTTTCTGTAAAGGGGTAGAGCTTCTTTTTTCGAATTGAGTTTCAAAAAGAGACTAACACTTCTAGTCCAGTAATAGCGAGATAACTCACCGTTTTGTGAACCAAAGATGAAATACCCCTTGAGAAAAGACGGTGATTCAGTGGTTTTGAATTCAAGGTCTTGGCCCAACAGAGTGTGGAAAGTGCGCAGGTGATTTGATACTATGCCTTCGAAACTACGTTTGATTTTGGCATCTTGATAACACTCCATTTCAGAGAGTTGATCGCGAGGTTCAATTAAGCGTAGAGCTTTGAAGCAATTGACAAAAGAGGTAAGATGAATACATGTATTACCAACCGTCGTATCTGGATGACCAGTGGCTTGGACAAAGGAAGGAGTGGAAATACAGTCTTTCTTGTCTAGACTGCACCGACTACCAGTGATGTGGGAAAGACAATACGGTAATTGCTCTACCACTCCAACGGCAGTTTCTCCTTGCCCAATGTGAAACTTCGTTCCTTTTGCCTGCAAACTTTTATTTACCAGATGCGATGGCATTCCTGCTGCCTTGTATAGACAATGGAGTGCTAGTTGTGCTTTGGTTTTGTTAGATCCGTCATAACAACCAAAGTCACCTTCTCCTAAGCACCTTTCCCCATTATAGTACGCAATCAATAAACTGTCATCTCCAGCGGCGGCGTGGAAAACAGTAACTCCGCTATCTCCTCCAAAATTCATGGCAAGATTATAGAACTCTGAGAGTTCATCTTCACTACGCCCTGAACCATATAGAAAATAATATTCTACATGGATATTTTCAATGGTCTTGAATCCAAATGGAGTTTGTCCATCGAAAAGAATTTTGAGTTGGGTGGCAAGCTCATAGAGATGTGGTCCCAAAAGAGCACAGCAGCTCGGGCCCACGTCATAAATTGGACGAGGGCGGAGCTCGACTCCTTCGCTACCAACTCTAAAGAGTTGCTCATCGGTCTTGACAAAAATAGTGGCGCGAGGTGAGGCTTCATAACCTTCTCCTTTCCGCTTGTATTCTGCGACGTAACGCTTATATTTGCCTGTTGAACGATGATGTTCGAGATATTGCCCTTCGAGATGAGCAATAGGGAGATCAACATTCAATTTTGAACAGAAATAGGGCTCCAAAGGATTTTCGTGAAGAAAATCATGGGTCCAGGGATCACTGTTGTATTGGTTGTTGATGCAATTGAAAAGTATCTGTGAATTGTCCATAGGACAGGAAAGAACGCGGTTGTTCTGCACTGATAAATAATTCTCTAAAGATTTTCCTGGAACAACGAGAGGTAACTGGGTAACTAACCCTGGTGACCAATTGGATCTTCTCCGTTCCGCGAAATCTTCGCAAGGTGTGAGCTTATAGTCCTCACTGACTCTTTTTGGTTTTGATAAGAAAGGTATTCCCGGTCGTTCTACAGGCTCACTCGTGAGGTATAGAATTTCCGGTTCGAGTATCCTTGTGTAATCAAGAACACAATCTGCAACTGAATAACAGCTCACCACATGATTCCGCACTGGCTCAGTTTGAATTTCCAATTCTTCCAAATTGTTTCGGATGATTGGAACACTGATATTGGAGAAAATATGAGACGGGATAGTCATTATGGGACTGTATGGGTAAAATGGCCTAATGCGGCATCCTAAGAGACCGACTAGGAAACGAGATCGTCTCAAAAGATTGAAGACCATTTTAGCTATTAAATTGTAGAAAGTATGGGTGATGATTGCAGGGACTAGGCCCATCGATGAAGATGAAACCAAATCGTGAAAGATTGCTCGGAGAGCCCATGAAAATAGGTTTCTCTCTTTATATGCCACAACTTCAAGAATGCCAAACAGCCAGGAGTGTTTACCCAGAAACTGTTTAAAGACTTCTTCGATGACAACCTTGGAAAAAGTTGAGAAGAGTCCTCTAGAAAGACACCACTTTGTAAAAAGAGATGAACTTCCTTTGAGTGAGGCAAATATGTCCATTCTTAAAACAGACGGTACTGTGTTGGAGCAAAAGCAATCCATAAAAATTTTAATCCCATTGGATAAAGGTGATAAGCCTTGTTCGTATCTTTGATATAAAAACCGCAAGCAGAACAGCACTACATGGAATGCCTTACTTTGACGAAAATATAATAATAATTTTCTGAGTAGGACAAAACCAACTGTTCCTATGGCAAGGGTTGTTCCTAAGACTAGACGTGGATGTGTCGAGACGAAAGAAAGACCACTGATGGAAAATTTACCTAAGTTTCCTCTGCATCTATTGTACAGGGCCAATCTATTGTTGGGACCCAACATAGAGAGAAACCACTCTGGATACAAAGATGTAAAAGCTGAGAGAGCTTTCCTTTCTGCTAACTGCAAAAGAGAGTATTCTAAGGTGTTATCGTAAAGGTTCTGACCAGTTGTGTCTTCAATGAATTTGATCAGAGACAGATGCTGTTCGAGAGCCGTTCGGATTTTCCTACCAATTGATGATGCTGAATATGACTGGATAGAGTTTCCCCCAAAAGTGCGACCTACTAGGTCAGCGACGGGTTTGACAATATACCGGTTATCAGATCGAGAAATGAAACCAGTCTTATGAAAACTGGGCATTTCCTCAGAACACATGCGTATGAGGCTATATGTCTGGATATTCTTTTCAACACTTGCGTGGAGAAAGAAAGGAGAAGAAGGGGGATGAGGACCGTAGATTTCGCCATCGGGGTCTACCAACATAGATATGTACCCATCGTTGTCACGGTACCAGACGGACCCGTTAATATCGCCACCCCAGCCATCAAAACGATGGAGGGTATTGTATATAACGGTCTGAGTGGACTCAACAATGCGATGATACATTTCAAAGTCGTGATAGATATCTCCGAGAATCACATAAACAGGCCGAGGATGGACCGAGAGGCGACGTATGTGCGCTTCAAGATCAAGCCAAGGCATCCTAGAAAGATGGACAAAATAGTCTTTTTTCTCGATGGAAGCATTGATTTTATCAAGCCGGCTTCTATCTTTCGGAGTATGTAAATGTGTGGGATATATGACCTCTATGGTCCAATTCCTTTCAAAATCAACATTGAAAACTTTAAGAGCTGCGAGTTCCCTGTGAGACCCTTGGGGAAGGATCACATGTCCGGGAGCAGATTGGGAAAGTTTCTTAGCCATTTCGAGAGTAATAGAGGAACGAATCACTGCGTTAACACCGTGCGGATTCGCTGAACCTGAATTTGTACGAAAATGGGGAACGCCTAACTGTACTAGCGAACGTTCCTGCTGATCAACCGTAGTTCCTTTTCCTGTTAAAAGGGGAACTTTGGAAAATTGCTTCTTCTTTGGCTGTGGGGCCAACTGGTTCAACGGACCAGGCGCTTTCACGTCTTTCGCTTCAATAGCAACACCATTAGCGGGAGCTGGCTTTTCCTCTTGGGCGCCTTTCTCCTCAACTATTGGATCAATTTTTCTTCTTCTAGGTTTTCTTTTTCCTCCAGCAGCAAGTCGTCGTCCATTCCCATTTTTGGGAGGATTGACATAAACATGACGAGCGTGGCCCTTGCGGGCCGCTTTGTATCCTTTTTGCTTTGGTGGCATTTCGGATTGGAAAATTACCTTTGATCGTTGAAACGAAGAAAATTGATGTCTGGGTTCTTTC